TATCGATCTCCTGAACGGTGATGCCATCGTAGAGGGATGAAGCGACTTGTTGCGCCACTTTGGAGGAGTCGCAATTTTCTGAGAGTCCATATGTTAGATTCTTGATCCTATTGGTGATGTTATCAAACTTCATATCCTCAATACGACCTGAGCGCTTAACAACTCTCATGTTTACTAATTATTCTACGTGTTTTATTTTTAACTTACTTGCGGCACTTCTCGAGATCGGCACTTCTTACTGGAACTGGACCAACAGTTTCCATCTTTCGATTGGGTTCAAGAAGATATGTGTTGTTGAAGAATCTGCCTTCTTCACCAGCCTTACTAATAGGAGCATAAGATCCGACGAAACAGGCGGGTGGGTTGCATGTGATCTTGTCCAGGTTGGCTGGTTTACTCTGGAAGACCTTGTCGAAGTCGGCCATGTTTAACATTTAGTATTTACATACAGTTTTTTTTCGGAGGGTATATTAAATGTGTGATAATCTTCACCTTGAATCTTTGAAGCAGTGTGAGACACCCTTGAATACATTGTTTTTTTCAGACTTCAATGTGAATCTTCTTCAGAGGGGCGTTCGTCAGGCTTTTAAAAATAAAACTGGTATTGCGGTTGATTACCAAAACAAGGATGACTTATATGGTATTATGCGAGTTGTATTTATAAACAACAGCGGTGATCATCACTCTCGTGTCAATGAACAAGTTCGTTCAATGAACGCTCGAGTAATTGAAACTGCCCTGGGGCAAATTCAAACCGGGGTTTCTCAATATATGTCATATATTCAAGATATAGATACTATTAGTTCCCCCCTGGACCTTCCAGTGAATACAAGTACATATGGTAACAAGCTTGATAAAAATAACAAGATTGGTATCAATTAAAGTTTTGCCTCGATGACATTGTAAGATGAGTTTGAATTATTATAAAACTGAGACAGAAAAAGTGTGTAAGTCTAAAGGCTGGGATCGAGCCGCGGTTGATACAGTATGGCTTCTTCTTACAGAAGAATTTGGCGAATTGGCATCCGCTATCAGGCAATATAAGAAAACGTACAAGAAAACAAATCTAAAAAAGGAAAGGGGTACAGATGTTATGATGGAGATGGGGGATGTGTTTAGCTATCTTTTTCAATTGGCGCATATGCTAGATGTTGATTTAGATAAGATGTGGGAAGAACATAAATTCAAAATGAAAACTAAAAAATATAATGTTCGATAATATTAATTATGAGCCGGCATATGCTCCGCGACGAAGATGTCATTGACGACATTAACCCATTTGTCTCACGGGATTTCTCTCTTCCAGGGGGTGTGGGACAAACGGGTGATTTTGCCGATTTTTCTGTAACCCGTGAAGAACCCGGAATTAAAGATCCACCGAAAAGTGTTTTTTGTGATTATGCATTGTGTAAAGATGTGGGTGAACAATGTTCTTTATCTAGATCTCTCCACCCAAGAAGAAATATAGATCATGGATTTGCCATCAAGGGACCAATTGAAAATCTCATTAGAATCGGAGTTGCAAATAAACCACGTTTTTCTCTCACTGGATGGTTTATCATTCTTTTGTTCTTTTTTACGATTCTATACTACATAAGACGTTAAAGAAGTATTGAAGTCTTGATTCATCGGTGGTTCTCTGAACCAAATCAACCAACGTATCCTCACAGAACTTTTTGATAAACTCTCTCTGCCAGGCACTCTTCACATTAATCCAAGGTGGCTGGAAGGTGGGATCCAAAATCTTACTCGCATGAGCTGTGCGAATATATGTGTTTACGTGTTGTTTGTCAGCCACGATGTTTTCGAGGGCCAATTCGGCCATTTTTTGACGAACCTCGAGGGTTTTTTCACACATTGTATCCAAGAACTTTTCGTAAGGAATGGATTGAGTTTTGGATTTGAGTACGACCCAGTCGGCGAGGGGTCTTGTGTTGATATAGTCTACATAGGTCTCATAGCCCTTACCCCTCACAAATCGCTCATAGGTAATCTCAACGTATTCCAATTCAGACTCAACATCATAGATGGCCTTGGCCGACTTGATGAATGATGTCATTTTGATGTACAGGAGAATATAATCTCTAAGTATAATATAATGAATCCAGTGATTATCATTGTGGTTTTTTTGGTTTGTCTTTCATTGTCCCTATCCGTGGCATTTATGATGGGTGGTGAAGATACCAAAACCAAGGATGTTTCACCAACGCCAACACCAACACCGGCACCAACACCGGCACCAACACCAGCACCAACACCAGCACCAACACCAGCTCGTAAGAAGCCTCCAACCCCAAAGAAAGTTCCAGCTCGTAAGAAGTCACGGGCGCCAACGTATAAAATCTACAATAAAAAAACCAAAGCTAATGATTGGGGTAGAGGAAATTCAATATACTTAGATCGTCACACACTTGACTGTGGTAACGACGGATTAAATCAATTTAGACTTGGTAGACCCAAAGGTAATCAAATTCAGTACAAATATAAATGTCTTGATGGTATAAATAGCTCTGCAAACATTAAAAAAAATACTGGAAGTAATAATTGGGGCGGAGGAAATACAATATTCTTGGATAGACATAACGTAAACTGCGGTAAAAATCCAATTGCAAAGTTCAGACTTGTTAGACCCAAAGGTAATCAAATTCGATACGACTACACGTGTAATTCTAAAAAGGCTAGGGGAGCATGCCGAAAAGCAAATACTGGATGGAACCAGGAAAGTAGCATGAATATTTTTCTTGATAGACACGATGTTAAATGTAAAGCCAATGAAGTCATTACACAGTTTAAATTAACAAGAAATGGTAAAGGTAAATTTAGATATGATTATAATTGTTGTAAGATGTGAGAACCTAAGTCGTCATTTGGTACTTAAAAATCAGATAAAGACGAAAGGCTCTACATAAAAGAGTAAAGAAATGTATTCGGCAATTGCCAACAACAGCTTCTCCTACCTTCTCACCCTTGATGAGTTTAGGAAGGAGCTTCCAGAGGAGATAAGACCTTCTTGGATAAAGATTACGACAATCACTATGGTCTCAAGCTTTATCCAAGACATCGACATAAAAAAACTTCGCAGCACTTTTGAGGGGTTGGGGTCATACAAGTTGAAACGCGTTGGTACCGAAGGTGCTGCGGGGTTTGAATGGAAATTGAAACCAACAACTTTCTACAATCAAGTGACCCTTACGTACCATGACAGTTACAGTACCAAGTCCGTGAAAGTTTTCCCAAATGGTTCTATTCAAGTGGCTGGTTGCTGCGATCTCTTTGATTGTAAAAGGATCATTACCCAACTGACCCATATCTTCAAGACATTTCTGGGAATGGAAGTTCAAATGCCAGTGGACTCCTTCCGAGTTGTTATGATCAACTCAAACTTCAGTCTCAACTATAACATCAATCTCATGCGGGTTGCACAACACTTTGAGAATTATTCCGACATTTTTAAAGTCTCTTTTGAACCCGATAGGTACTCGGCCGTGAAGATCAAATTTCAACCAGCTCAAGATATGAAAGAAATTACGACGAGTATCTTTTCAACTGGCAAAATTATCATTACCGGTGCGGAGACCCTCAAGGAGATTGCTTTTGCGTATAACATTATCAATCAACATATCAACGACGATCCCCAGATTCGGGTCTCTCCAACCATTGAGAAGGATGTCTTTGATGTATTTTTGGGACATAAGTGTGAACCTATGGTTGAACACCTGAGAGCAAGGGGATTCAACTCCTGGCTTCAGACGATCACGAATAGGCAAATTAATTTTTAATGTTAACACATAATATAACAATATGTCCCAGGCTGCCATAATTGGTGTTGTTGTCTTGATGATGATGTCATCCTCGGCAAGTGCCGCCATGCTCATGATGGGTGGCGACGAGGATTCCTCCACGACTCCGTCCACGACTCCGTCCACGACTCCGTCCACGACTCCGTCCACGACTCCGTCCACGACTCCGTCCACGACTCCATCAACCCCAGCCCCACGACCGGCCCCGGTTCCCGTTAAAAAAACTGTCCCATCACACCCAATTAGCAAAAATGGTAGATGTGGACCAGCTCATGGAAGAACACGTTGTGGTGGTAAAGCGTGTTGTTCGCAATGGGGGTGGTGTGGTGGAGAAAAGGGTAAAAAATCTGCGTGGTGTTCGAAAACATCCAGTGGTCACTGGGGTGGCGAATATGACGGTACGGGTTAAAATTAATTTTTAATATAAAAGTATAATATAACAATATGTCACAGGTAGCCATAATTGGTGTTGTTGTCTTGATGATGCTGTCATCCTCAGCAAGTGCCGCCATGCTCATGATGGGTGGTGATGATGAGAAGAAGACCACCTCAACAACTCCACCACCAGTTGTTGAAAAATACAGATACGTAAGAATTATTCGTGATAAAGACGGTAATGATCACTGGATGAACCTGGCTGAAGTTGAAGTATTCTCAGGGGGTACAAATGTAGCTTCGGGTAAAACTGTTACACAGAGTTCTATATCACACCCAGGAACTTTTGATCCACCCAATCTCGTCGATGGAAACAAGAGAAACTTCGCACACACCAATAATGGAGCAGTCGAATGGTTTCTCATAGATCTTGGACAAGACTATGATATTGAAAAGGTTGTGATTCACAATAGAGCAGATTGCTGCCAGGGTCGTTTAAGAAACACCAAAATTCAACTCTCAAAGGCGGCTGATATGAGTTCACCCAAGGAATCCAGAGCCATCACAACCCAAGAAGCTCCAAATGCTGTGATTACGTGGGATGTAAAAACTGACAAAATTACCCCTGGTGGTTACGAGTGGGGTTTAATGGATCCTAATGTTGAACACACTGGTTGGTCAAATGATATCAAGTCATATGAAGAATGTGCAAAATTAGCAAAAGATCGTGGACACCTCGCTTGGGGTATACAAACGGGATATCACCCAGCCATAGTGAAAGCAGGTAAAAGCATTGGTGGGTGTTGGACACGTCCAAATCTCAATAACTTTACAAGATTACTTCCAGGTGATATCAATCATGTATCTGGTTGCGCTGATCCAACTAAACTTGTGTCTAAAAAATGTGTTTAGGCAAATTAATTTCTAATCCTAATTTAATAAAGATGTCTCAACGACTTGGAATGGCCGATGGCAGATGCTTCACCCTCAACTCCTCAGCCCAGCTCACAAATAATTACATTATGAAACAAAACGGTATTAACTTTGAAGATAATTACAGCTACCGTCAACTTCTCCAAAAGTCTGGCCCAGAACTTCTTAATAAATTGCACGAACAATCTCGTGGTAAATGCGATCAATGTGATCAATTCACCGATATGTCTAAAATTTACTGAGCTAAATCTCGAAAAAAACTTTGAACTCATACTCTAGAATGTCGCCATGTGCCATATGTCTCAATGAGGTAAGGTCAACAAGGACTAATCCCCCGATCCGTTGTGGACATATGTTTCATTCCCACTGTCTAGAGGAATGGAAAAGTAAAGGTAAGAATACTTGTCCCCTTTGTAGAAAAGTATTTGACGTTTCGCAGTTTAAGGTTACAGTGACGGTTCAGAACAATTACACAGCGCAGTCCAACGTTGTGTCATTGGAGAGTGAAGCCATTTTCAATATAATGGATATATTTGATATGTCTTTTGATGTTGAAAATACAGTAGATCTAGGTAGTCTTCTTGCTGACCTTGGGATGAGTCTTTCCGACCTTGATTCCCTTGTCCTTGACGCAGAATGAACTACAGTAGCGTTCGTAGTTTAGCCCAGGATAGTTTCTATCGGCCTTACGAGGATCTTTAATAGCCTTGCCAGATGCATCAACCAGAAGTGGTCCAGTCGCCCACCCCCGCTTGTGGCTGAAGACATTGGCACGGAACGCGATCCTTTTATTTGGTGAAAATTTACCAGCACGCTTCACACGGGAGAGTGGTACTTTGAAAAACTTAGCCACAGACTCTTGTGTGTCTCCAGGTTTTACGCGATACTCCACAACACCGTGTTGGACATAGAAGTGGAAGTCTCCTTGACGAATGTAGTTTGTCGGCCTTCCAGGACATACAAACATCATGACTTTATAGTAACCCTTCTTACATTTTTCGTTGGCCTTCACACGATAAATCTTTTTAGGATTGTCTGATAATACCCGATTTGGGAGACCTGTACAGTGTGTGTAATTGTGATTACGGTTTGAGAGTCCGGAACGATCACCTGGGATTGACTTTTGCCACCTATAAGCTTCATAGTCACCAACGGCATAGGCATAGCAGTTATTATTGCCTATACCTGTGGCTGTTCCCCAACGCCGGTTGGTGAACTTTCTTTCAGAACCACTCAGAGGCAGATCTTTCATTTGTAGTTGGTACAGAAAAAAATATAGATACTAAGTAAATGCAAGTCCTAGACCGTGTTGCCAAATCCGAAACCAAATCTGACATGCTTACCGAGCTCCTCCTCTTTGTTCTCAACATTCTCATCGCGACCTTCGTGCTTCGATATGCATGGAACCGCTCCCTTGTCAAGCACATCACTATCTTCAAGCCAATTGAGACCATGCTTGATGCTTTCATCCTTGCTCTATCCTTGAACATTGTTCGGGCTTAAATACCTTCACAAAATACAATAATTCATTATTGATAAGTTGAAACAGTCAACTTATGAGTAATAGAGTATTTAGATTTCACTGTAACCCACAATTTGTTCGCCATTTGGACTAACAAGGGTTGGGAAGGCTTCCATACCTGGACACCCCTTTTTATCGCAGTCCACAAAACGGTGTGGTTTACCATTCTTCTTCATGTAATCCAACTGCTTACGAGTCCAGCCACAACCCATGGTTCCATAAACGGTCCACTGTTCTCCGTTTGAGGCGGAGGCACTGGTCTTGCGG